TGAGCAATGGAAAGAAAAGCCATGGTCTGGAGTTGGGGGCTGTCCCTTTTTCTCCCCTACAGAGCGTGACGGGGGGTTCCCCCGGGGGGTACCCCCCCTTCCCCGAAAGGCGCCGAGATGACCCTGCCCCGCCCGATCCCCCCCGCTCCCTCGAGCCCGCCGGCGCTGCCGCGCGGTGTGGCGCGCCTCAAGCTCACCGAGCCGGTGCGTCTCTACCTTTGGCCGGTGGCCGCGGTGCTGCTGGTCTCCGGTCTGGCCGGGGGGCTGCGGGACGGGGACTGGTGGCGCGCGTCGCTGTTCGTCGCTGCCGCGCTGCTGGTCGTGCTGGGCGCCGAAGCGGCGCGCCGGTCGGTGTTCAGCCCGTGCGGTGCCATGGCCGAACGGGTGAACGCGGCGCTGAACGCGCGGCTGAACCGATGAGTGGAGACCAGATGCCGTCTGACCGTGACCCTCGCTCGAGGCGCCACCCGTTCGCGCCGACCGACGCTGCCGGCGCCGCTGCCCGGCTCGGGGCTGCTGCCGACCAGATGCGCGCCGCGTACCTCGAGCAGCCGGCGCCGGCAGACGAGCCCCCGACCGGGCTGCTCGACCTCGCCGCGATCCGTGCGGCGCTGGGCGCCGAGCCCGGGGGAGAGGTGAACCCCGCCGCGGTCGCGTGGCTGGCCGGCAACGACGAGCCGGTGTTCGGGGACATCTACGCCGACGAGCCGGAACCCGTGTTCGACCCAGGCCCCAACGTTCCGCAGCCGGACGAGGGCGCGATAGCGCTGCGCGAGGCGATCGTCGACGAGCGCGCCGCGACCGGGCTCGAGCCGGCGCCCGAGCCCGAGCACGAGCACGTGCCGCGCCTCGACGGGACCTGCGCGCTGTGCGGTGAGCACCTCGAGCCGGCGCCGGTCGAGTACGACTGCGAGGTGCTCGGCAACGCGATGCACACCGACGGACCGTGCGGGCCCGCGCAGCACCCCGAGCCCGAGCCGGTAGCGGACGTGTCCGTTCCCGATCTTGAGCCCGAGCCGGTGCCAGAGTCGCCGCAGCCGGTGCCGGCGCCGCCCGTGACCCCGCCGCAGCCGGCGCCGGTGTTCATCCCTGAACGTCAACCTGTGTTGACGTGGGCACCGCGGCACGACGAGCGCTCGCGCGCCTACGGGGTGCGCCCGCGGCTGCTCGGGTCGGCGCCGCTCACCGATCACGAGCTGCCGGTGGGCCCGATCTTCGATCAGGGCAGCGAGGGTGCGTGTTTCGGCATGGCCGGCACCGCGGCGCGCAACACGATCGAGCTGCTCGCCGGGCGCCCGGCGCGCTACACCGCCGACGACGCGCTCACCCTCTACCGGCTGGCGCAGCGCCGGGATGAGGTGCCGGGGGAGGCCTACACCGGCACGTCGGTGACCGGGGGCATGAGCGCCGGGGTCGAGCTGGGTGCCTGGGGTGGGTATCTGTGGGACTTCGGCACCCGCGACGTCGCGCAGACCATCCTCAAGCTGCAACGCCCCGTGATCGTCGGGGTGACGTGGCTGTCCGGCATGTACGACACCGGTCCCGGGGGACTCGTGCAGCTCACCGGGGACGACGAGGGGCTCGGGCACTGCCTGAGCGTGTTCGGCATCCGGCTCAAGGGCCCCCAGGGACAGCCCGGCCCGTACTTCTGCTGGCAGAACAGCTGGAGCACCAGCTACGGCGACGACGGGATCGGGTACATCCACCACCGCGACCTCGCCGCGCTGCTGCACGGCACCGGTGAGGCAGCCGTCCCCACCGACACCCCGGTGCGATAGTGAACGCATGACCGGCCTAGATGATGACCCGTGCCCTTCCGCGCCGTGCCCGTTCTGCCACGCCGAACCCGGCGCGCTGTGCGTCAACATCTCCACGCTGGAGGAGGTGTCCGGGGCCGTGCACCCGGCCCGGACCCGGGAACGGGACCGGCCCCCGATGACCGACCTGCGAGCGGAGATCGCCCGCACCCTCTGGACCGAGGGTGCCTACTGCGGGTCCTGCGACTACGAACCCGGCCCGGACGCCTGCCGCGCCTGCCGTCGGACGCTCGACGCCTACGCCGATGCCGTGCTGCGCCTCCTGGCCAAGCACTCCATAACCGGTGGGTCTGGGAGCGATATGGAGTGCGACCGATGAGCGACCGCGACCGCTGCGACGGCATCACCCGCAAGGGGTTCCGTTGCGAGCTGCACCGCTTCGGCGGTGTGCTGCACTCCGGTCCCTGCGCCCGCGTCGTAGACCTGGGCGGGCCGGAACTGGACCGGCTCATAGCGGAAGGCCAGAAGCGATGACCGACGACCGGTTCGCGGACTGGTGCCCGGTCTGCGCCGTCTACGGGAACTGCGGGGAGCCGCGGGAGTTCGACACCCGGCACCTGTTCGTCACCCGCCCGGTGGGGGAGCGGTGAACGTGACGCTGCTGTTCCTGCTCGGCTGGGTGGGGCTGATCCTGCTCGGCTGCACGCTGATCCTCGCCGTCGAGCTGCTCGAACGGCGGCAGCGGCGCCGGGAGAACCGATGAGCGCGACGTGGTGTTGGCGCTGTTACCGAGCGACGATGGGATGTGGGCACCGTGAGTGACAAGACCGACGAGGGGGCGCTGTTCGAGGTGCCCGAGCTGGTGCTCGACGAGCGCCGGGCGGGCCGGTGCGAGGCGGCGCTGCACCGGTCGCTGACCGTGGCCGCGGGCGACGGGACCGTGGTCGACGTCGACGCGGGGTTGGCCGCTGCGGCGCTGGTGGCCGCCCGGGCGCTGGACCGCGCCGAGCGGATGGACAAGCCCGCGTATGCCGTCGCCGCGCTGCTCACCCCGTATCGGGAGGCGCTGCACGCGCTGCGGCTACCGGCCGCGATCGCACCCAGCACCGCGGCGCTGCCCTCGACCGCGGCGCCGGTTGATCTGTCACAGTTGCTCGGTGACGCTTTCGGTAACCCGGAGTGACCCCGGGCTGATGGTGCCGGCTCGGTTCCTCACCCCGCGGGATGAGAGCCGGCGCACGATGGGGCCCGCGGTGGGTCGGGTCGCCCGCGCCCGCGGGAAGCCGCTGCTGCCCTGGCAGCAGTACGTTGCCGACGTCGGGGGAGAGGTCGACGACTCCGGCCGCTTCGTCTACTCGATGATCTTGGTCAGTGTGCAGCGGCAGGCAGGCAAGACCGAGCTCAAAGAAGACCAGGCGGTGCAGCGGGCGCTGCAAGGCCCCAACCGGCGCTGCTGGGACACCGCGCAGACCGGGCAGGATGCCCGCGACAAGCACCGCGAGCTCGCCGACGCGCTGATGAGCTCACCGCTGCGGGACACCATCGCGGCGCGCCGGCAGGCGGCCGGCTCGGAGGGGCTGCGCTTCATCAACGGCTCCACGCTGCGCCCGCACCCCCCGACCCGCGACGCCATGCACGGCAAGCAGTCCGACCACAACGACGTCGACGAGGCGTGGGCGCACGACGAGCTGCACGGCAACGATCTGTTGCAGGCGATCATCCCCACCCAGGCCACCCGGCCGGGCGCGCAGACCTGGGTGTGGTCGGCGCGCGGTGACCGCTCGTCCACGTGGTTCCACGGGCTGATCGAGCAGGGCTACGCGCAGTTGCCGCGGGTGGCGCTGTTCGACTTCGGCATCCCCCTGGATGCCGACCCCACCGACCTCGAGGTGATCGCCGCCCATCACCCCGCCTACGGGCTGACGATCGGCATGGAAGCGCTCGAGGCGGCGCAGTCCGCGCTGTCCCCCGGCGAGTTCGCCCGCGCCTACGGCAACGTGCCCACCGGCGCCGGGGAGCGGATCATCCCCGCGGCACCGTGGCTGGCCGCGCAGACGTCCGCGCCGCTGCCGGCCGGTCGACCCGCGTACGGGGTCGCGGTGGCCGGGGACGGCTCGTCTTCGACGCTGCTGGCCGCGGTCGCGGACAGCCGCGGGCGCCCGGTGGTCGAGGTGATCGACCACCGGCCGGGGCGCTCGTGGCTGGTCGAGCGGGTGTGCGAGCTGCGCGACGCGGGGCAGGGGGTCGCGGTGGACCGGCGCGGGCCCGCCGCACCCGTCGCGGACGCGCTCGAGCTGCGCGGGGTCGAGCTGCTGCCGCTCGGGCTGAATGACACCGCGGCCGGCTGCCAGGACGCCTACGACCGGATCACCGATCCCGCGGGCCCGCGGCTGCTGATCCGCTCCCACGAGGCGCTCGACGATGCCGTCGACACCGCCGAGCGCCGCTTCGTGGGGGACGGCGGGTGGGTGTGGAAGCGCAACCCCCACAGCGCGCCGCTGGAGGCGATGACCCTGGCCGCGTGGGCTGTGGCGCGCAACCCGGTGCCCGAAGAGGCGCCGTTCGTCGTCTTCGCCTAGTCACGCAGCGTGGTTCCACGTGAAACACAGGGTGACATCACCCCGTCGGGGGGGATTCGGGTACAGATACTGTGCGTTTTGGTCGATACTGAACGCATGACCGGCCTTCAGATTCTCAACAAGACCCAGCGGTGGACCCGCGTGCCCAACGGCGAGTTCTGGCGCGAGTGCATCGCCCGGCGCGCCGACGGTGAGCTGCGCATCGTGCTCGTCCGCGATGACGTGTTGGCGCGTGCCGCGTGACCGCGGCACTCGTCGAGGCGCTCGACGTCCAGCTCCACGACCGCGAGAGCGCGGTCGCAGCCACCGACCGGCTGCGCCTCACCCTCACCGACGCGCACGAGCAGCTCATCGACCTGTGGCGCCGCAAAGCACACGTCGCCTACGAGCAGCCCGACACGCTAGCCGGCTGGACCGCCTACCTCGAGGCGCAGTTCGGGGCGCTGCTGCACGTGCTGCCCACCGTGGATCAGCTCGGCGCGATGGTGGACGCGGGGATGACGCAGCGGGAGGCGGCAGCGCCGTGGGGCATCTCGCTGGGCAAGGTGAACGGGCTGCTGAAGTCCCGCCGCGCGCCGGCACCGGCGCCCGAGCCCGCGCTCGACGAGCGCCCGACCTACCTGCGGGTCGCTGACGTGGTGGCCGCCGCGGGTGCGAAGGGGCTGACGATCCCGCAGGCGCAGCGCCGGCTCGGCTGGACCTACGGCGCGACCTCCGGTGCGCTCTCCCGCGCCGAACGTCGCGGGCTGGTGACCCGACCCGCGGCGCTCGAGCAGCGTGGCGGCTTCCGTCCGTACACAGCCCCCCACTGAGCGCCACTGCGACCCACGGCACCCCACCAACCCACAAGGGCCCGTCACCTCGCGGTGACGGGCCCTTGCAGCTTCCCCGGCTCGAGGCTACCCGAGCAGCAGGGTGCCGAGTGATCCGCAGGCGGCAGCGAGCGCGAGCAGCTCGAGTCGGTAGGTGGTCAGACGTCGCAGCATGAGTGGTGTCCTTCGGTGGCCGGTACTGAACACCGCACACGATCGCACAAAACAAACAGAACACGCACGATCCGTCACCCCCTGCGCGTGTCGCGTCGGTGCGCTGTGGCAGGGTCGCTCGCTGTGGGACTTCTCGCGTCACTTCGGCCCGGTATCGGTGACGCTGCGTTGACGGCTGCTGCCGCTCTGGTCACCCCGACCGGCATCGTGTCGCCGTGGGCGACGTCGGGGAACCTCGAGACGATCGTGCTCGCGGACATCTTCGGCGCGACCGTTGACCGCCCGGTGACCCGCGCCGAAGCGATCCGGGTGCCCGCGGTGGCGCGCAGCCGGCACATCATCTGCGGCACGATCGCGCGGATCGACCTGCGCGCCTACCGGGGTGAGGATGCCACCCCACTGGACCGGGCGCTCGAGCCGTCCTGGATCGGTGCCACCGACGGCCCGGTGTCCCCACTGCACCGGATGCTCTGGACGGTCGACGATCTGCTGTTCTACGGCTGGTCGCTGTGGCGGATCACCGACCGGTCGATCACCGCGCCGTACTGGCCGCTGCGCATGGCGCGGGTGCCGATGGGGCAGTGGCAGCTCGAGCCGGACACGCAGCGGGTGCTGATGTACGCACCCGACGGGCGCGGGTCCTGGACGTTGCAGCCGGTGCCCGAGCGGGACTTCGTGCTCATCCCGGGACCGCACGAGGGGCTGCTCGCGGACGGCGCGCCCGCGGTGCGGCACGCCGCTGACTTGCAGCGCTCGGCGCACAACGCGGGCAAGCACCCGCACGCCTATCTCGGGCTGAAGCAGACCAGCGGCACCCCGCTGAAGAAGCGCAGCAGCGACCCCGACGAGGTGACCGTCGAGACGGTGCTCGCTGACTGGCGGGTGGCGCGCAACAACCCCGAGGGTGGCGGGGTCGCGTGGCTGGGTGGGGTCGAGCCGCACGAGTTCGGCGCGTACGACGCGCACATGCTCACCGAAGGGCGCAACGCAGCCGCGGTCGACGTCGCGCGGCACGCCTCGATCCCCTCGGACCTGATCGACGCCACGGTCACCGAGAGCTCGCTGCACTACTCGACGTCCCGGGACAACGATCGGCGCGCGATCGACTACGGGCTCGGGTTCTACATGTCCTCGATCAGCGCGCGGCTGTCCCAAGACGATGTGACCCCGCGCGGGCAGCGCCTCGCGTTCGACCTCGAGCGGTGGCTCGCGGGCGCCGGCGCCACCCCCGGGCAGCCGGCTGACCAGCCGGCGCCGGGGCTGTCCACCCAGTCACCGACCCCGCAGCCGGCACCGGCTGCGGTTCCCGAGCCGGCAGGAGAAACACCGCAGTGACGACCCTCGAGCTGTTCACCGCGGGTGCGCTGACCGCGGCTGCCGCGGACGCACCCGAGCCGCGCGTCGCTGAGGGCATCGTGGTGCCCTACGACCGCCCGGGGCGCACCAACCTGGGCCCCAAGCGCATCCGACCGGGCGCGCTGCACATCGTGGCCGAGTCCGAGCCGGTCGGGCTGTACGGGCACGACCGGGACCGGGCGGTGTCTTTCCTGGAGGCGACCGAAGAGCGCGCCGACGGGCTGTGGGGTCGGCTGCGGGTGGCCGACACCCCCGACGGTGATCTGCTGCTGCGCGAGATCCGCGCGAAGGTGCGCCGCGGGCTGTCCGTCGAGCTGTCCGACCTGGTGTTCGACTCGACCGACCCCGATCTCGTGGTGTCCGCGCGCCTCGATGCGGTGGCGCACGTGCCGCTGCCTGCCTATGACACTGCGCGCGTGACCGCGCTCGCAGCCACCCAGCACCAAGGAGAACCCAGCGTGACCTCCCCCTCCCCCGTCGCTGCGCCGGCTGCGCCGGCTCTGGACTACGCGCAGCTCGCTGCCGCGCTGGCACCGCATCTGACCGCTGCCGCGGTGCCCGGGGGGCTGCCGACCGGCGCGCTGTCCGCGGCGCCGGCTGCGACCGCGCCGACGTCCGCCTCGCCCGGGCTGGCGCCGTCGCAGGGTGCCACCCCGACCGCTGAGTCCGACCCGATCGGGTACGCAGCGACGCTCATGGCCGCGGTGCAGCGGAACACGGCGACCCCGGAGATGCGCGCCGAGCTGGTCGACATCACCTCGAGCGGGCTGCCGATGTTCCAGAACCGGTCGACGCTGGGCGAGAAGCTGTGGGAGGGCGCCGGCTACTCGCGGCGCTTCACCAGCAAGTTCCGTCAGAAGCAGCTCACCGACCAGACGTTCACCGGCTGGCAGTGGGTCGAGCGTCCGCGGGTGCAGAACTACCTGGGCGACAAGAAGGACGTGCCGTCCAACCCGGTGTCGGTGGTCGCTGTGCAGGGCAAGGCGCGCCGGCTCGCGGGTGCGTGGGACATCGACCGCGCGTTCGTCGACTTCGACCAGCCCGAGTTCTGGGCGGAGTTCTGGGCGGCCGGCACCGAGTCCTACCTCGAAGAGTCCGACCTGCGCGCGGCGCAGGCGCTCGTGGACTACGCGATCGACCTCACCGACCCCGCCGACTACCCCACGCTGAAGAACGAGCAGGGGAACACCGTCTACACCTACGCGCTGCCGGCTGGGTACGCGACCGGCGCCGGGGGGCTGGTGGTCGAGCAGACCTCGATCCTCAACGCTGCCGCGCTGGCGACCGCGATCCTCGAAGACACCCCGCGGGTGAAGCGGGCGCCGGACTACATCGTGATGAACACCGCCGACTGGTTGTCCCTCACCACGATGACCAGCCTCGACCTGCCCGCGTTCCTCGCGCTGCTGAAGGTGTCCCCGGAAAACTTCGAGCGGTCCTCGCTGGTGCCGCAGGGCACCATCATCGCCGGTGTCACGCAGGCAGCCACCTACCGCGAGCTCGGGTCGACCCCGATCCGGGTGGAGGCGCTGGACATCGCGCACGGCGGTGTCGACCGGGGGCTGTTCGGCTACACCGGCATCTCGATGGACCGCCCGGGCGGCATCATCTCGCTGCCGCTCGCGCCGGCTGCCGGCTGATGAGCGCGCCACCGACGTCGCCGAGCGAGGCGACGTCGGTGGCCGCGGTCGCTGACGCTCTCTCCATGCTGCCGGTCACCGACGAGGTGACGGAGAAGCTGTCACCGACCGTGGCCGCCGTCAACGAATGGGTGGCGCAGCACGCCACCAGCAAGCCGCAGTCGCGGGCGCTGGGCGCGAAGATGCTCGGCGCCCGGCTGTACCGCCGGCGGAACAGCGTCGAGGGCGTGGCGACCTTCACCGGGGAAGGCGCTGCCTACGTGCAGCGCAACGACCCCGACATCGCCATGCTGCTCGGGATCGGCGCCTACGCGCCCCCGGTGGTCGGCTGATGCGGTCGATCAGCGCTGCCTGCGCCGAGCTGGTTGACCAGCTCGGCGCGGCGGGGTTCCGCGCGTCGGTCGATGCCGAGCAGCTCATCGTCGACCCTGCCGGGGTGTGGGTGTCCCCCCGCGAGGTGCGCGACTACACCCTCGCAGGGGGCGCCACGCTCACCGTGTGGCTGTACCTGATCGTCTCCAACGTCGACACCGAGCACGCGCTGCGGCTGCTCGACGATCTGCTCGAGGGTGTGCTCGAGCTGGTCACCCCTGCCGATACCGACAGCACGGTCGACCTCACCAGCGCGATCGTGCTGCCGACCAACCCCACCAACCCGCTGCCCGCGTTCCGCGTGGCAGTCGACCTCGAGCTGTAGGAGAGACCGACCGTGACTTCCCCCGCCACCCTGCCCGGGACCCCGACCAAGATGGGACCGGGCACCCTCACCGTCGGCGCCCCCGGCTCGACCATCGACTTTTCCGGTCGCTGCACGAAGGTGGCGGTGAAGTGGAAGGGCAATAAGACCAACGACGTCGAGGTGCTCGACGGGAACACCCTCGCCGGTGACCGCTCGTGGGAGGCCACCCTCGAGGCGACCGTCTACCAGGACGATCTGGTCGTGGGTGGGCTGGTCGACTACTCGTGGTCCCACCGCGGGGAAGAGGTGCCCTTCAGCTTCACCCCCTACGCGTCCGGTCGGTCGATCACCGGTCGGCTGGTGATCGACCCGCTCGACGTCGGTGGCGACGTCGGCAGCAAGAACACCTCCGACATCAAGTGGGGCACCGTCGGGGAGCCCGAGCTCGTCGACGACCTGAGCTAGTGGCCCGCGCGCAGCTTCAGGTTGAGGGGCTCAAGCAGCTGCGCCGCGAGCTCAAGGCGGCCGGGGTGAGCCTGCAAGACCTCAAGGACGCGCACGCCGAGGTGGCCGCGCTGGTGATCGGTCGGGCGCACTTCACCCCGAAGAACCCCGGGCGCTCCACCGGCCGGCTGGCGGGGTCGGTGCGCGGGTCTGGCACGCAGTCGGCGGCGATCGTGCGCGCCGGTCGCGCGTCGGTGCCCTACGCGGGCCCGATCCATTGGGGCTGGCCGTCCCGGAACATCACCGCGCAGCCGTGGCTGTGGGACGCAGCGCAGGACAGCAGGGACGAGTGGACGGGTCTGTATCTGACCGCGCTCGAAAAGATCATCGACAGCATCGAAGGAGCAGAACGCACATGACCAGCACGCAGCAACCCCCGCACCTCATCTCCGCTCTCGAAGACCTCGACCGCGACCTCGACCAGAACGAGCGCGACGTGCTCGAGGTGATCGAGGCGCCCAAGCGCCGGCAGCCCGGTGCGCTGGTCGAGGTGTGGCTCGTGGGCGATGACGAGCCGTTCACGGTGCGGATCACCAATCAGGATCACATCGCGCGCGAGCTGACCGCTGCGCGGCACAAGGAGTGGCCCAGCGTCGACGTCGGCCGGAACTTCGCCATGACGTTCCTCACGTGGTCGGCAGCCAAGCGCGCCGAGCTGACCGCGCTGAACTTCGACCAGTGGCGTACGCAGCTCGTCGACTACAACGTGATCGACGAGGCGCCCGCGGACCCTACCCGGTAGGCAGCGTGGCTCGGCTCTACGTCGAGCTGTCGCTCGCCACCCGCATCCCGTTCCGTCACCTCGAGCTCGAGGACGACGCCACGATCGCCACCTATCTCGAGATCCTCGACGACCGCGCAGAAGGGCAGTGACCCCGCATGGCTGGCAAGGGTGCAACCCTCGCGCTGAAGATCACCGGAGACTCGAGAGACGGTGTGCGCGCCCTCGATGACGTCGAGGGCAAGGCGGGCCGGCTCGACGGGGTGTTCGGGAAGATGGGGCTCGGCATCGCGGCCGGGGTCGGGGTCGGTGTCGCCGCGATCGGTGGGCTCGCGGTGTCGGCGTTTAACTCCGCTTCGGAGTTGCAGCAGAGCAGCGGCGCGATCGAGTCGGTGTTCGGGAAGATGGCCGGCGCGATCGAAACGTCCGCGCGGGGTGCTGCCTCATCGGTCGGGCTCTCCACGAGTGCGTATGAGAATCTCGCGGCGGTGCTGGGCGCGCAGCTCACCGGCGCCGGTATGAGCATCGAAGACGCCACCACCAAGACCCAAGGGCTCGTGGAGAAAGGCGCCGACCTCGCGGCCACCTTCGGCGGGTCGACAGCCGATGCCGTCGGTGCGCTGTCGTCTGCGCTCAAAGGCGAGATGGACCCCCTCGAACGGTACGGGGTGTCCCTTAAGCAGAGTGACATTAATGCGCGGCTGGCCGCGGACGGCAACGCTCAGTTGACCGGGGAGGCGCTGAAGACCGCGACCGCGAACGCGGCGCTGTCACTCATCACCGATCAGACCGCCAGCTCACAGGGGGCGTTCGCGCGGGAGTCGGACACCGCTGCCGGCGCGCAGCAGCGGCTCGGCGCGAAGTTCGAAGACATCAAGGCGGTGTTGGGGGAGAAGCTGCTCCCGATCTTTACCGACGTCGCTAACTTCGTGCTCGAAAAAGTGATCCCCTATTTCGAGGATCTGACGAAAAAGGGCGGGCCGCTGTCCGATTCGTTGGAAAAGATCGGCACGTTCATCAAGGACAAAGTGCTGCCGGTCGCTAAAGACATGGCGGAGTATTTTAAAGATCACGTCATGCCGGTGTTCGATGACGTGAAGCGCGTTCTCGTCGATGTGGTCGTGCCGGCACTGAAAACGCTGTGGAGTTACGTCTCAGATTATGTGATCCCCATTTTTAAGACGACGCTGACCCCGGTGCTCGACGGGGTGCGCGATGTCTTTAAGAAGGTCACTGACAAACTGGTCGAGAATAAGGACAAGTTCCAAGAGATTTATGACAAGGTGAAGCCATTCCTTGATTTTATGCGTGACAATGTGGCGCCCTTTATCGGGGGCGCGCTGAAGCTCGCGTTTGAGGGGCTGTCGGCGGCGCTGGGCCCGGTGATCGACTCGATCACGTGGATTCTGGACAAAGCCGCGAGCGTCGTCGGGTTCCTGGGTGACGTCGGTGGGTTCCTGTTCGGCGGGGACGGTGGCGGCGCCACCGGTGGGGGTGGCGGGTCCGCGCGGCGCACCGCGGCGCTGGTCGGTGCCACTGCGGCGCCGCTGCGCGGCGCCTCGATGCCTGCCGGCGCCGCGGGGGGTCGCACCGGCGCCGGCAGTGTCACCCCGGTGCTCGCCGGGGGCGACACCTACCAGATCACCATCTCCGGGGTGCTGAACGCCGATGACGCTGCCGAGCAGATCGCCCGGCTGCTCGAGCGGCGGGACCGGATGACCGGGCGCATCTCGGCGGGTGCGTTCACGTGACCGTTACCCCGGTGGCGGTGCTGTCGCTGGCCGGCGCCGACGTCGCCGCGGGCCCGTCCGCGGACGGCTCGTGGCCGGCGCTCATGGCGCTGGACGGTGCGTCGGTGAAGTGGGGGCGCGCCGACGTGCTCGCGCAGCCGGCGCCGGCTACCGCCACGGTGGCACTGTTCGACCCCTCGGGCAGCTGGGCGGCGGGCCGGGACCTGATCGGGCAGCCACTCACCCTGCGCTGGACGGTCGGCGCCGAATCCCGGGTGTACTTCCGGGGTCGGGTGGCCGCGGTGACCGTCACCCGGCGTAAGGCCAGCGGGCCCGCGGTCGGCACCGTCACCGGCGCGACCGTGCAGCTGTCCGCGACGTCGGTGCTCACCGACCTGGGCAATCGGCGTCCCACCGACCCGACCACCGCATGGCCGCCCGAGACCTTCGCGGCGCGCCGCGCGCGGCTGGCGACCCAAGCGGTCGGGGTGCTCACCGGCATCACCACGCGACCGCTGTGGGATGCCGCGCCGCTGGCCGCGGTGGACAACCCCGGCGCGGGCAAGGTGCTCGAGCACGTGACCGGGCTGTTCGACTCGGCGGGCGCCGACCGGTACACCTTCGACCCGCACAGCCAAGAGCTGACCTGGGTCGGTCGGCGCACCTTCCCCGCTGCCGGCGCCGCGCACCTCGTGCGGGACGCGACCCGACCGGGTGTGTATGTCACCGGCCCGACCGTGCAGCGCAGCGCCACCGACCCCGCCGAGCCCGCGGTGTCCATCCCTGCCGGGGTGGTCGAGTACAGCGGGGGAGTGTCCAAGACCATGGGCTCGCGGATCACCCGGGTGACGCTGACCTACCCCGGCACCGGAAAAGGCTTCACCGTGCTGACCCCGGGCGCCGACGAGACCGCGATCGGGGTCCGCTCGCTGGACGTGGCCACGCAGCACACCGACGACACCCAAGCGCTGACCGCGGCCAACGATTTGTCGGCGCTGGTCACCGGTGAGGCATCGGGCTGGGTGCTGGACACGATGCGCTGGGACACCACCAAGACCGACGGGTTCGACACGATCGAGCAGGCGCGGCTGCTGCTGGCCGGCTGCGAGCGGACCGGGGTGTTCTGGCTGTCCGGGTCGTGGCTGCCCGGGCTGGGGGTGCTGCCGCTGTTCGGGGTGATGGGCGGGTCGATCGTCTGCTCCCGCGGCGCGTGGCGGGTGGAGTGGAACGCCGCACCCACCTCACTCACCGGCACCGCACCCGGGGTCACCTGGGACGACCTGGACCCCTCCCTGGTCTGGTCCGACGACCCGACCCGGACCGACCGGTTCGACGATTCCGTCACCTACGACGATCTCGCATTCGTCGCCTCCCCCACCATCACGAACGGAGCGTGACGCATGGGCACAACTGCCCGCTACGGATTCACCTACATCGACCCCGGGCAGCCGCTGAACCTAACTCGGGCCGCGTTGGAGTCCAACGCCAAGACCGCAGAAGCGGGGTTGGGCAAGGTGGCCGATTACGTCACCCAGCTGTCCGCGTACCTGGGGCCGGCCTACGGCGTGCAGCACAAGACGTTTCTTGCTGCGGACATCGACGGGGTGCCCTACTTCGACCCCGCGGGCACCGCGGCCAACCCCGTGGGGGTCGGGCTCGACTCCGACGGCAACCCCTATTACTTCGACTTTGAGGAACCGTCCTGATGGTGCAGCCCGCGTCCCGACGACTTCTCACCGAGCAGCAGGCTGCCGACACCTACGCGCGGAAGGACACGCTCGCGCCCGCGGTGGCCGCGGAGATCCCCCCCGCGATCGCCGCGCTGCCCAAGGGTGTGGTGTACACCGTCCGCCCGGCCGCGGGGGTCACCACCCAAACCGGGATCACGCTGACCGCCGGTCGGCTGTACCGGGTGGCCTCGACAGCGTCGGCCGGCCTGAACGCCGCGGTGCAGGGCGGTGTGCTGGTCCGCGGCGTGGCCGGCAGCATCGCCCCCACCACCACCGCCACCCCGGTGAGCGTGGGCACCGTGGTCGGTGCCAAGGGCACCGGCACCCCCAACTACGTGGTGACCACCACGGTCGGGGTGTTCGCCGTGGGCACCACCGGCCCGTACTCGTTCGCCACCCACGCCACCCCGGCGACCGGCCTCAACGACGCAGCGGCGGCTCCGACGGTGTACACCGCGACCCCGGGGCAGGTGCTGGAGTTCACCCTCGAAGACGTCGGCGCGGTGGGTGCGGCCGGGTCCGGGCGGGTGCCCGCGGTGACCCTGTGACCGGCTACCCGCACGAGCTCGCCGGTGAGCCGGCGCCGGCACCGGAGCAGGTGCCGGTGCGGGTGCTGGCGATGGCGCTCAAGGCGCACCGCAAACACCTCGAGGCGGTCGACCACTCGCTGGTCACCGCGGCGCCGCACCGCAACGCAGCCGCGCTCGACGTGCTGCTCACCGAGTGCAACACCGCGGCACCGTCCCGGCATAAGGCCAGCGACGGGGCGATCGGTGACCTGCGGCACCAAGGCGCCGGCGCCGGCTCCGATCACAACCCGTGGCTGATCTACGCGGGCAAGGGGATCGTCCGCGCCCGGGACCTCACCAACGACCCGGTGCTCGACCTGCCCCGCGCGTTCGAGCGGCTGCGCTCGCTCGCGCAGACCGGTCGGCTGCCGCAGGTCACCGGGGGTGGCTACGCGATCCTCAACGGCCGGATCACCGCGCCGGACTGGTCGGGGTGGCGCGCCTACTCCGGCGCCGACCCGCACGTCGCGCACGGGCACGTGTCCGTCTCGCGCGAGCCGGCGCTGTTCGACTCCCGGGCACCGTGGGGTTTGTTCCTTCCTGAACAAGCACCAGCCCCCCAGCCGCAGCCCGCTCCCCCACCGGCGCCCGCGGGCCCGGGCTGGACCGGTCCCGACCTCACCGGCACCGCTGAGGGGCTGCGCGGGGACGTCGGCAACAACGGGCCGCGGGTGGCCGCGTGGCAGGAGTGGCTCAACCGGTACGCGCCCGCCTACAGCCGGCTCGCGGTGGACGGCTGGTGGGGGCCCGCGACCACCGCGGTCAACGCCGAGTTCGGGCACCGCTCGGGCATCGGCAGCGCGGACGGTCGCAACATCGGACCCCGGCTCGCGGCTGCGTACTGGCGCGCGGGGCTGTTCCGCACCGTGGCCGCAGCACCCCCACCGAAGCCGAGCGCCCGGGACCGGGTGCGTAGTCACCTCGACCGCGGCGCCCGCCGATAACACGAGCACAGCAGGCCCCCCGGGTTGCGCCGGCTCGACTTCCCCACGAGCCGGCGCACCGGGGGCCCCACTGAGAGAGGCACACCGTGCGCAACACAGACCGTTGGGTGACCCCCGGTGTGATCATCTCGCTGATCTTCGTGGGTGGGGGGCTGGTGGCGCTGCTGCTGGCCGCGGTCGCCTACCTCACCGCCCGTGGGATCGATCCCGCACCCATGGTGACCACGGTCGGGGTGCTGGTCGCTGCTGCCGGCACGCTGGGGAACCTCGTGCTGCAACTGGCCAGCCGCTCGACGACCACGAAGGTCGAGCGGAACACCGGGGTGCTCGCGTCGGCGGTGTACGACGTCGCGGACGCGATGCCGCGACCGGTGGCCGCTCCCCCACGCCCCCGGCACGGCTACCCCGACACCGGGAACATAGAAGCGCCCCCGGCGCCGCGAGGGAGTGAGAAACCGGCCTAGGGAGCCTCAACCTCGCAGCGACCCCGGGGGCGCTGTGCGGTCGAGGCTACGGCACGACACGCGGGCGTGGGGAGCGCGACACGAGCTGTCACCCCATGTAGCGTCTGCGTTGCCTAGGGATCACCCCGCACCACGTTGCTCGGATGCATACGAGCGGCGCACGGCGAAGCTCGCTCACAACTCGTGAGCGGGCCCTTCGTCGTGACCCACCGAGCAGGGCGCCGACGTCGAGCGGCGACCGCACCTTGCTCTTGGTGGCCCTTCAGGGCCACTGGTGGGGGGCAAAGCCCCCCACACCCCCACCGAGAACACTGCGGTTCTCGTCGTTGAGTCGGTGCAATACGTAACCAACGTATTGCGCACGCGCGGGCGCGGACTAATCAGTCACCCGCTGTGGACAACGGCTCACAATCTGTGGACAACCGGGGGATAACCCACCCTCGAGCGCCGCGCGCCGTCACTGCGTGCTCGCGCACTGTCACATCACTGTGCGATGCTGTGAGTTATGGACGTCGAGCACCCACACGAGTACGACCCCGAGCGCGACGGGGAGCTGCTCACCCCCGACGAGGTGTGCTCGCTGCTGCACGTCTCTCGCTCGCATCTGGTCAACCTGCGCAAAAACGGCACGCTGCGCGGCTGGCAGCAGTTCCCCGGCTCGTGGTGGCGCTACCCGAGCCGGCAGCCCACGCTGGTGGAGGCGCGCGCCGCGCTGCGTGGCTCAGCGGTGACCCGGTGAGCGTCCAGACGTCCTCACCGCTGCCCGAGTGCGAGCTCTGCGAGATGCCGACCGCACGCGCGGTGTGGGAGGCGAACGGTCGGCTGTGCACCCGCTGCTCGACCGGCATTGCCGCGACCGTTCGGATGCTGCCGATCCGCGACCCCGACGAGCTCGCCCGGCAGCGCGAGCTGCGCGCCGAGCGCGAGCGCGCTCTCGACGAGACGGTGATCGTCGAGGGCTGGCGCCCACCGGTGCCCCGATGAGCAGCCTCGAGGCGCTGTACCTCGCCGCGTGGATCGAGGGACTGAAAGAGCGCAGCGATGCGCCCGCTGTGCGCCCCGTGGAGCACCTCAGCGGCTACGTCCTACTCAGAGACACCGACCGGGCACCCTACGTGCGTCTACGGTCGGTTGAGCGCCCACGATGAGCCCGATGAGCCCGGAGAGCCGGCGCGTGCGCGCCGAGCGCGAGCGCTCGACTGCCGGCTGGTCGTGGGAGACCAACAGCCGACGACGCTCAGAGCTGGTCGCGCAGGTGCTCGCGCTCAAGGGCACGACGTGCCACCTGTGCCGGCAGCCCGGTGCGACCACCGCCGATCACCGCATCCCCCGGCATCACGGTGGGCTCAACGTGCTCGACAACCTCGAGCCGGCGCACCGCTCGTGCAACACCGCGCGGGGGACGATGAGCCTTGAGCAGTGGTTCGCTGCCCACCCGGTACCGCGCCGCGAGGCACTGCCCCCATCGAGGCAGTGGTGACCCGCGCCGACCGGGGCCGGCCGTGGGTGCTGGTGTCCTGGGGCTATGACGGGCTGCCCAATCACCTGGGGGACTACCGGTGGCGGTGGCAGGCGGAGCTGGCCCGCACCCGCCCGGGCTGGTCGGTCATCCCCCGCGCCGAGTTTGCCGTGCGGTGGGCCTTCGCCCGGCTGCCCCCGCCTCATCCCGGGGCGGTGATCCGGTGAGCCACCTCGCCCGGGATCGGGCTCGGGCGATGCGGGCGCTCATGCCCCGGGCGGGGGACACCCTGCCCTCCTACACCACGCTGGACATGAGCCTGCGCCGCGCCGTCGACCGGTTGGTCGAGTGCTTCCGCGAGGTGCGGCAGGAAGCACTCGATGAGGTGCTGTCTGCCCGGGGTGAGCAGTGAGGGCGCGGGACTGGCAGCTCACTGCTGCCGCTGTCCGGGCTGCTGCCCGGGTGGAGCTGGCCCGCACAGCCGGACAACAGCCGGCACATGTGTGGTGCGAACGCTGTCAGAAAGGTCACCCCACTGGTGTCCACTACCAGTCATGAACTGCGCTGCGCATGCGGACACGAACCGCTGCCGCACACACACAGCAACAACCCACGCGATAGCTCGTGCTCGATGTGCCAGTGCCGGCAGTGGCGCGCTGCGACCCGCACCTGGTCGTGGAGCTGGCAGTCTTTGAGCTAGGCCACCCCCCGGACA